CCTTGCCCAAACGGGTCAAAGCTCTGTGCCGCAATAGTTAGTATTGTAGTGTCTGGGCCTGTTGCAAGCCCTTCTAAGTCGATCATCAAGTCCATGTGTTATTATAACACAATGCTTGTTGACCCGCAACAGATGGTTAACCGATTACCCAAGTAAGTGGTTGGCTGGCATCCACATAGTTCTTGAGCTGGTCTTCTAATGCAATAATGGCTTCTTTGGCTTCAGCTTTCATTGCGGCGCCATTCAGGGTACCACCGCCTTGTGGTCCTGCAATTGAACCAAACTTCTCACGTGCTTCACCAATGATCATCTTACAGTTGGCAACCATGTAGTCCTTGATCCACTGTTGGATTTGGAAATCTTGAAGCAAGTTGATTTCAGGTTTTAGATTGTATGTCCAAAGCAACACATTCTCGCCAGTGCCTCTTGGGTCACGAATCAATTGAATTTTCTTTGTTACTTGGTTGAACGTGTAGTTCATATAGCCACCAAACATACGTGCGGCCAGTTCAACATACTGTGAGTAGAAGTCGTATGTAGCAAGTCCGCCTGCTACGTTGAAGTTCATGAGATAAACATTCATACTGGCCTGAGAGAATGGATCAAAGTTACTGGCCTGGCCAGTAGCATCACCAAACTGTCTGCGGAATATCTGACGTACACTCACAACCTCTTGTGGCAACTGATAGATGTTAACATCTTTGACCAGTTCCATAAAGCTATAGCTTTCCTCATAGGCATTGCTGGCTCGCTGGCGGTAAGTGCCTAGTGTTTTTTGATACGCGGCTTCGTAGTGAGCAGGGTCCAACTCGAGATCAATAATCTGATCACCGAGTTGAAGCTTTACATATTCTATCATGTTTTGCTTGAGCATCTCAAGCGAGTTTTGTTGCTGTTCTGCCATTGGGGGACTCCGTCCCCTTTATTTACCAGCTTTTTAGAATGATCAAGTTCTCTGTACCACGCCCGTTAAAGGGTGTTTCTGTGGTGGTCAAGTCCTTGTAGATCTTTCTTGCGGCTGGCTTGCCTGCGGCACCCAAGGCTTTGAGTACCTCTGCTGGCTTTCGCACAGTTTTTTGCTGGCTCTCAACTGTACTAAACCCAATAATTGAGTTTGACTTTACAGTAAATGCCTGTGTATGACTGTCAGCAACAAGGTGGATCAGCTTGCGTTTTTTGGTGTCATACAACCAGGCTTCTGACTTGTCCACTAAACTTGCGGCTGGCAAGCCCTTGAGTTTGAGTTCTGCAAAGTCCACAATATGCTTGAACTTTGCGGCACGTTTCTCAGGTGGCACTGCCCGGACCTTGCGTGGCTTGCGCTCGACCTTTTTAATCTGCACATAGGCACCACAGTCTGAAATCACAAGCTCACAGAACTTTACACAATTCTTTAACTGTATCTTAGAGAGGTATCCGTAGCCCTGTACCAAGTCCGCATCTTTGCCTGCTACTGCCTCGTCAAACTCTGCAAGTTTACGGGTCCAAATTTGCTTGATGTCATTCACCATTTGTGGTGCAATATTCATTGAACGCATGAGAACCACGGGTTTGTAGTCTGCATTGAGTTTGGCTCCTGCCAAGATAAACTCGTCAAACAAGCCATCCATTTCACCCGCACACTCTGATACCTTCTCACGCAGGCGGTCCTGAATAGTGATTCTTGGTACTGTATCCTCTACCGGGGCCTCAACCTCAACCTCAGTTTGTTTGGATTCTAACAATTCTTTTAACAAGTTATCTAATTTGGTTTGTTCATGTTCGGTGAGCTCTAGTCCAACCAAGCTCATGCGACACAACCAACCTGTTGTTAATCTGATTGAGCTGTCTGGAATCTGTTTGAGCGTACGAACATCTGCTTTGCGGTCATGTGCTTCTAGATATGCAACAATCATCTCACGGGCATCTTTTTTGCCGTAAAAATAATTGTACCAAGAAAATGCTTTGCTCAAAGCACTAAATCGATTATCTGTAGGTTGGCGTACCCAAGTTGGTTCCATGCCCATGGCATTGGTATCCGCACTACGTGGATTCAAGGGCTTGACAGGTTTTGTTGCGACTTTCATATGATCTCCAAAAAGCAATAACTGTAATTATAGCAGAGATTGCTTTTGATGTCAATCTCTGCTAACTGTGTTGTTTTTAGAACACAGTGCCGCGAAACTGCTCGTAATCGTAGAATGCTACTAAAGTACTATCTCGAAAGTAAACTGTAATGCCGCCCAGGTCCTCGCGAGCGTCCCACTTTGTCTGTTCCAAAATAACATTAGTAGCACGTACCTCAAGCTCGTCCATTAGGTCCTCGCCTGTGTCCTTGTAGCTTTGCATGGCTTCTGCCTCATAATCTAAAGTGTATACTTCAGTATTATTAATTTGTGCGCTTTGTACATCTGTAAGCATGGTGGCTCCTTTTGTTGTTAAGTGCTAATTATAGCATTTTGGGAATATTCAGTCAACCAAAATGCTATAAATAACATTATGCCACGTTTAAGCCTATACCGTCCCAATCGCACTAGAGATTACCAATTTCTGGACCGCACAATCAGTGAGATGTACACTGTTGGCGGATTAGACCTCTTTATCCACAAATATCTTGGTCCAGACACCGGTGGAGAAGATTCGGCATTTTCGGGCAACGCCGACGCCACCCAGCCTGTTTATGACGAGCTCAACCCAATGAACATACAAGATTTGCTGTTGTTAGAAAACAGAGATCGAGTGTATGACGACGATATCTATGTCATGCGTGGTGTTTACAATGCACAAGACATTGACTTTGATTTGAGTCAATTTGGATTGTTTTTAAACAATGATACCTTGTTTATCACGTTCCACTACAACGACATGATTGACACATTTGGGCGCAAACTCATGAGTGGTGATGTGATTGAAGTTCCAAACCTGCGTGACTACAATCCTTTAAACAAGGATTTAAGCAGATCGTTGCCCAAGTATTATGTGGTTCAAGATGCGGCTTATGCAAGTGAAGGTTTCAGTCAAACCTGGTTGCCGCACTTGTGGCGTGTGAAAGCTACACCGTTGACTGACGCACAAGAATACAATTCAATTACAGACAAACCATTTGTGGCTGAGTACATCTGGGATCCGGGTGATTTTTATCCCGCTGGTGCCATTGTAAATTATGGTGACGTGTATTATCGGGCTCGAGTCAACACACCTGCAGGTACGGATATCTCCAACACTGACTACTGGCGTGAGTACACTCCGCCTACCATCAGCGACAAACAAGGCACAAGAGAAAAGGATTATCAACTGAATGATGCCATCCTTGTACAGGCCGATGTGGAAGTGCCAAAATCTGGCTATGACAACAAACCCTTGTATGTTGTGCCCACACTATTGGACGGACAGCCGGCCAATCCCTTCGGGTTACTTGACTGGCGACGCACACGCACCAAATGGCTTGCCTGTCACAGCCGGTGTCAGCTTCCCACTAGATGCTGTGGCCGGAGACTACGCATTGAGACTGGATTACTTTCCAAATCGCATGTTCCGGTATTCAGGCACACGCTGGTACAAAATTGCCGAAAATGTGAGAACAGATCTCAACAATGGAGCCAACAACAATACTTTACGCTCTAGCTTTGTTAACAATACATACACTGTGCCAACAACAGATCTTGGTAACGTTCCGAGTCGTCAGAGTTTGAGCGACTTGCTTCGACCACGTGCAGACAATGGTGATCAGAGTGGCGGGTTAGCGCCTAAGCCAGCACCTGACACACGACCAGGACAGAAATCGAGTTAACAATGCAACAATTTTTTTACGACGCACAAATACGTCGCTTTCTGCTACAGTTTACCAGAATCTTTTCTGGATTCCAGGTAGAGTACGGTCGAGAATCAGACAACCCCAATGTGGCTGCACTACTGCGTGTGCCCATTCGATACGGCGATGCAAGCCGTCAAGCACAAACTATCATACAAGATAACTCTGCCAACTCCTTGCCATCAACACCCATGATGACTTTTTATATCACTGGACTGGATTATGATCGTCCTAGAATGCAAGAACCATATCATGTGCAACGCACTGTGGTTCGTCAACGCACCTATGATACAGCTACTGAGAGTTATGAAACCACACAAGGTAATGCATTCACAGTTGAAAGACTGATGCCTGTGCCATACAAGCTAACAATTACTCTGGACATTTGGACATCAAATACCAATCAAAAGATGCAGTTGTTGGAACAAATTTTAACCTTGTTCAATCCCAGTTTGGAAATACAAAGCACAGACAACTTCTTGGACTGGACATCACTCAGTGTTGTTGAATTGGAATCAACACAATGGACTTCGAGAACCATTCCCATGAGCACAGAAAATCCCATTGACATTGCCACGCTGAAGTTTAACTTGCCAATCTGGATCAGTCCTCCGGCCAAGGTCAAGAAGCTGGGTGTTATTGAGCGTGTGATTGCAAGCATGTATGATGCCCAAGGCGACTTTGTGGATGCTATCATCAACAACGACCTGTTGTTAGGCACACGAGTGATGATCACACCATGGATGTACAAGCTGGTGGTGATTGAAAACAAGATTCAAGTGTTGTACAATCCCGTGGTAGTGCCCAATGGCAGCTACGAAGATCTAGATCCCACTGCTATTGTGGCAGACTCTCCGTTGTTGTGGCCAGCAGTTATCAATGCATATGGCACACTGCGTCCAGGTATTAGTCAAATACGACTGAACAATCCTCCCAACACAGAAGACACTGCCAATCCCATCATTGGTACCATTGTGATTGACCCCAACGATGACCGGCTGGTGTTGTTTGATGTGGACCAGGATACTGCTCCACAAAACACACTTGATCCTATCACAGCAATTATCAATCCGTTGGCCAGTGCGCCTGGAGACGGCTTGCCTGTACCAGCGGTAGGACAACGTTATTTGTTAACAGAACCAACAGGCAACGTCACAAACTCTGTGAACCCTGAAGCATGGATTGGAGATCTTGGTCAACCCTTGGTTGCTATAGCCAATGACATTATTGAGTGGAATGGCACACGCTGGCGCATTGTGTTTGTGTCTGCTGATGCCACTGCTGTACAGTATGTCACAAACATCACCACAGGCACCCAGTACGAGTGGACTGGCGAAATGTGGATCAAATCATATCAAGGTATCTATCCTGGAGGCACGTGGAGTCTAGTACTGTGAAAGCAGTGGGTGTGTGGTTTCTAAGCCAGGCCACTGGCAGATACCTGTACTTGTTGCGCAACGACTCTAAACATCCTGGATCATGGGGATTGCCTGGCGGCAAGATTGAAACAGGCGAAACCCTGCTGGGTGGTATGGAACGTGAGTGTGTGGAAGAACTGGGTAGCTTTCCTGCTTACACTAGGCTCATGCCACTAGAAAAGTTCACATCAGCAGATGGCATATTTGAATATCACACCTGGGTTTGTGTTGTTGATCAAGAGTTTGTGCCTGTGCTAAACAACGAGCATCTTGGCTATGCCTGGATTGATCAAGGCACTTGGCCTCGCCCCATGCATCCTGGCTTGTGGTCAACTGTGAACTTGGAAAGTATTCAGACCAAACTTGCGTCCATTGAAAATGCTTTCCAGAAAAATTAGAATCTTCCCACAACAACTTCAATAGTCTGAATACTAGCATCGTCAATGTATCCTAGACTCTTGCCAATCACACATCCTGGTTGATATTGTGTACCTATACGCTGAGCCACACCTGGTCGAGTGCTAGATACTAGCACATCGCCTTTGCTTACAGGGCCTTGAACACGGCACGGAACTCGACCAGTTAACGCAACTGGTAGCACATGTTTTCCTTGTTGTCCTGAGTTCATGATATAGCTGGGGTTGGTTGATATAACACCAGCTATTGCTGTACTACCAGGTGCTACTGTTTGTGTAATTTCTTCAACTCCGCCAAAATCTACCACGGTGCCCGGAGGGTAATCTGCGTCAGCAACATACATCTCTGCCAAGTCAGCATACTGTGCTGAGGTGGCTTTGGCAAATACTGTGTTAAAATATGTTGTGCTTGATCCAATGTTGCCAATGCCGTTGCCGTTGCCGTTAACAATATTGCCTCCGGTGATATTACCAGTTGATACCGTTAGTACACCTGTAAAGCAGCTTGACTGCCAGACGAACCTGATAAATCTACTCTTAATCCATAAGCCCCTGCTGTGTAATTTTTAAAATCTCCTGTCCAATCAGCAATAGTTTGAACCGTTTGAAATTTAACACTTGGTGAGCTAGTCCCAATACCTACACTGCCGTTTGTAGTTAAGTTACCACCTGTGACAGTACCTGTTGACGAAATTAGTCCAGCGGTGCTTATGTTTCCTCCAGAAACATTACCGGTGACTACCAGACTACTTAACATTCCCACTTGAGTGATGTTTAGTTGACTGCCAGTTTGTATAGTGCCAAACAAATTTACACCTGTGATGTTACCAGCTGCACTAATTTGTCCACCTGTTAGCAAGTTACCGCTTGTGGTATTACCTGTTACTGCTAGTGAAGTCAACGTGCCAACACTAGTAATATTGCCTTGTGCGGCTGTGGTCACTGTACCTGCTGTGGTTGCAGTGCCTGCACTTGTGGCAAAAGTGGCATTGGCTACCGTGCCTGATACATTTGCTCCAGTGATAGTTGTTAACGGGGCGCCATTGCCAACAAATTGAGATGCGTTGACATTTCCAGTTATACTAACACTGGATAAAATACCAACACTA